GCATCGAGGGCCGTGGCAGTGAAGCCACACAGCGTGCTGAACAGGCGTCGTTCGTGACGGGCAGTGTCTTTACAGACAACTACGGTGTCTAAGGAATATGTCAGGAAACGAAGATAGTCTTGGAACAATCATCGGTGGTGGCGGTGACACTGGTGATGGGTCAGTCAGCCCGAATGACCCACGCAACATCCAGTCAATCCAGCCGACCATCACCGACGAGGAAGGGCGTGAGGTAACGCCCGTCTACGTCGAAACACTACGCAAGGTTGCGGAGAACGACAATGCCACACACCGCACGCTGTGTGGCGAGACGCAGGTTGAAGCCATCGGAGAGCGTGACCTGTCAGTGACTATTGAGGGCATTCTGTTGCTCGATCAACTCACAACACTGCGAAAGATGCGACCTGCGACGAACGCACTGACGGTCATTGACGATGAGGGCACGCATCGGAACATCAATTTCTCACGGCTCACGACCGAACAGAAGGATGAACTAAACAAGGGTCGGTATCGGCTCAACGGCGTGGCAGTGACACAGCCCGCCTTCGAGTTTCAGTTACAGACCGTCGATGACCAACAGGACCAGTAAGCATAGCCATGTCAGGTACTCGTGATGAACTTGTCCGTGACGCGCCTGGTGGCTCGCCAGCGAACGTCCCTGACCACATCTGTCAGTACGAGCCTGCCGATGCTGGTGGCCGCACACCGCCTGCACGGGTCGAGGTCGGTGGCACCCGCATCCCTGTCATCAATCAGGGTATTCGCACCGAGATGCGAAAAGATGAGGCCATGTCCATCACCCGACACAGCGAAGTGTACTTTCCACGCCGCTGGAACGGCACGGACTATGCACGGGCAGTTGAAGCACTGGACCCAAATGCACAGAACATCTACGACCGTGCCGACATATACCTGCGGCATCACGTCACCGATGACCTCGTGTTGGCACACCGTGGCTTCGTCATGGGCAGTGGCAGTGGTGCAGAAGGCAACATCGAGCGCCGCATGACCGTGGGCGACCCAGGGCAACTGCTGTCTGCAATTCCATTCGGCAACGAATATACGGGTGACACGTCGGCTGATCGCGTCGTCCAAGACGTGATTGATGAACTGCGAGCAATGGCTGTTCCCACGGTCTTCGACAGCATTGGCTTCCGTGAACGACTCCGCACGCCCGATGGGGAGTACGTGCCGCCACTGCAATTTGACCGTGATGCACGACAACAGATTGCCAGTGCACGAGAACAGATTGACAACACCACCTTTGAAGAACAGTTTGCCGACAACCTAGCCTCAATTATCGACGACAATGCGGGCGAACTACTGGACGTGCTCGGCAACGCAACACCACCACAGACCAGTGCGTTTGTCGAAACTGTCCTTGACCTGAACGCAGATGTTGTCTCAGCACTGGCCGCTCGCGTTGAGCTTGGGATTGCACCTGGCATTATCATCCTCAAAGGGCTGGCCCGATTGAGCAACTTCAACCTCGGGTCGAAAAAGACGTTTAAGCGCAACGAGCATACTGCCGCTGACGCACTGGCATGGCTCGAACAGCAACTTGACGGCATCTTCTACTTCGACGCTGTTGAGAACCCACTGGATGAAGGAGGCATTGTCCTCGTCTACGATGAGGTGATTACAGACGACTTCGAGGCAACCCACTTGGATACAGCAGACAGCGACCGTCCCACAGATGGGCAAGTCGAAGTGTACAGAAACAATGCCCTGTCAGAGATACGCCCGCAAAATACACTGAAGGTAGCGGGACGACCAGCGACCGATGGTAACTATGCCGTTGTCACCGCAGGCCACGTCCCACTGAGTGAGCGTGCGAACCTGCCGCTGGCACCACCCGTGCAAAACGTCGATGTGGTCAACCCTGCTGTGGTTGCACGCAAGGCCAAGCAGATGTTGCGTGAAAATCTGCAAGGCGAATCGCTCGGGCAGATAACAACTGCTCCTGCACCCGTGCTCACACCGTTCAGTGTGCTGACGGCATACCCCGCCTGTGGCCCAAACATCGAACCTGGGCCACCACTCGAATACGAGGTCGAATCGCTCGTGCATCACGTTTCTGCCAAGCGGCCCGCCCGTGGCAACCGCCGCAAGCACGAAACACAACTGCGTGTGTCACTCCCAATCCGACTGGAGGACATAGACATAGCAAACGTCAGTGTCGAACAGGTGCAGAACCCACCCAGTTCGAGTGGCAACAGTTGGGTCGAGCGTGCAATTGACGCCTGGCCTGTCAACTCAAATCCGTTCTTCTGATATGCGTGAAAATAATACACTGTCTCGACAGCCCGATTACAGTAGTGATGACGACTATCGCCTCATCGAATACGGGTATGTCACTGACCGCTACCCGCGTGACAGTGATGACTGTGAGTTAGGTGCAGGTGTCGAGCCACGCATTCGTATCGAACCTCGCCTGGGACGGCACGCACTCGATGCACTCGTGCCACAACACAGTCTTGGCGACAGGCACATGCCCCGCGAAGGCGAGGTGGTCTACTACATCCGCCTGAAAGATGACCTGGGTGTGTGCCTGGGCACGCGGGCGACTGATCACGATGGGTACAGTTACGAGCGCCGCATCGACCATGCAGACACCGAGGGACTACTTCGGTGGGACGAGGAGGGCAACCTGTTACTCAACAGCGAGACAATCCTCCGTGACGATGCCTGTGAACAGGTTGATGGGCCACTGAAAACAGGCCACCTCGATGTGACAGACGGCGTTGTGGAACTGCTGTCAGAAATTGATGGCGACAGTGCCCGTCTCCAACTCGACGGGGATGAGGTCACGGTCGATGTGACACCAAAGCAGGCCGAGGGTGTCATTCGCAGACAGGAGTTGACCGAGCATCGTGAAAGCGAGGTGCACGACACACCACAGCCACCTGCAACCCACGGCGACGGAGCACACAGTGATGAGGTCGCAACGTCAAGTGAGGTAACAAATGCCGTTGATACACACACCACGTCGGGCACACATGAGCAGCCACAACCACTCACCCTCTCGAACGCGGATGGTGGCACCACCACAAGTACGACGCTGGAGGCGGGAGACAACCTGGAGTTTAACGGCAACACACTGAACGCTGCAGGCGGGTCTGGTGCGACCGAAAGTGGCGCACCAAGCGACAGTTCGTTCGTCACAACGAGTGCCGAAGCAGACCTTGCCAATTCAACACAACACAGTGCACTCACGGGTGATGACCTGCACGAGCCGAAAGCACACGATCACACGGGCAGTGCGCTGACACCTGATAGTGTGGATGTTGCATCGTCGTTTTCACCACCCGAAGTACAGTCACGGACAGACATACCCGATCAAACAACAACAGCCGTGTTCTTCGTCGAAGATGAGTCACGGCTCGTTATCCGAACAAACTAACATACACACAGACCAATGCCGACTGACATTCCACTTGCGAAGAAATCCGAAGTAGAGAGCAAAGCAGCTGACCCACACGGCAATGAAGCACACGGACCAGACTTCGTGACCAATGCCAACTTTGGCCTGTCAGAAGTCCTATCGAACGGAAATGTAGACGGCGGTAACGGCATGTTCTTTGAAAACTCCTCAGCCGTCTTTGAGAACTCGAACAGTGACGGACAAGTTGTTGTCAGCAAGACAGGCATCAATGGGACAATTGGATCGAGTCAGACTGCTGCGTATCTGAACATCGGTGGGTTCACAGATCAGCTTGTGCCACCAGAAAAATCATCAACAACCGACGTGAGCCAAGGGCTTGTGTTTAACGAGTCCAACAACAGGCTGGTCTATCGCTACGACGATACTACATCCACAGCATCTGACGCACCCAGTGAGCCAACACTGAGCAAGAACACACTCTAATTGACATGGACACCTACACTGCCAACACGTTCAGTAAAGAAGTCCGTGACGCCATCGACAGGGCACTTGCCAACGGCGTTGACCCCGAGACAATCGCTGAGGTGATGGAGTATCACGCAGACGGCATTGAATACTACACCTACGACGCACAGCGATACAACGCACCGTTCCTGGCTGACGAGACGGGTGGACCAGAGCCACCCGCCGAGACAGGCGATGGTGACTGACTGGCACACACACGGTGAGAAAAGATGGTCACTGAGTTAGAACTGCTTACACAGGAGGACCTTGCAGAGCACACACAAGCGGCTGTCCACAACCATGCACAACCCGTTGCCGTTCAAAACAGCGGTGAAGGAACAACTGTCGGACTGACACTCAACATGGGAGCCAATCTCTCAGTCACGTCTACAGACAGTACCGTGACCATTGACGCTTCGGACGGGGGCACGGTGACTGGACAAACGCTGAGTGAAATCACAACAGTGCCAATCAGCGTCAGCAGTACACAGTCAACACCGCAGTTAGTGACAATCAGTGACTATGACAGGCTTGCTGCTGTCACGACAACAATCAGTGAGCCATCGTCACTCCCGTTTTCGGTCGAGACAGAGATTGGCGTCACAGACACAGACGGGCAACTACAAGATTGCGTATTCGTCAGCGTGCCTGATAGACACTCAGGTGACGCCACAGTTGACGTGACGATGTACGAACTTGTCAACGCATGACCTACCGAACAGACATACGGTTGACAGGCGATCTTGGGACGACACTGACAGGCCGTGGTGACTTGGAGACAGTCACCGAATACGACAGTGCGCTGGTACAGCGAGCTACACTGCGCGTGATGAACGCCGTGTTCGACGACAGGGGCCGTCCGAACACACCGCAAAATGTCGAGGACGTGCGTGACAAAGCCGAACGTGCGCTCCGTACCGATGACGTGGTGAACCAGCCTGTTGACGTGTCGGCCAGTGTCAGTGACGACACGCTGATTCTCAACACGGATCTTGGCCCCGACCTGACTGTACGATTCACACTGCCATGACATACGACCCACAAGACGCTGACAGTATCGCAACCGATACTGAACAGGCACTCAGAGACCGATTGGCCGATCCCGCACTCGACGAGGTGGACGTGCTCGGTGCAATCGTCACTGCCGTCGCAGAGACACTTGCAGACAATCAGGAACAGGCCTTAGCCAACATCAGCGAAGATGCGTACCTGCTGACAGCCAGCGGTGACGCACTGGAGCGCAAGACCCGTGAGTACGGCATCACACGACGGGATGCAGTGCGGGCAACAGGCGTGGTTGAGTTTCAGCGGGATACGCCTGCACCAACCAACTTCACTATCCCTTCGGGACAGCGGGTGCAGACACCAGACGGAACTGTTGCCTTCGAGACGACTGAACAGGTCACGCTCAGTACAGGCACAGAGAGCGTGCGTGCAAACGCCCGTGCCGTCACGGGTGGTGCCGAAGGCAATCTGCCCGCAAATCGGCTGACGGTCATCCCGTCCCCGCCATCGGGCGTGCCTGGCGTCACGAACCCAAACCCAACTGGTGATCCGACGCTCACTGACACAGATGGGTCAACCCTGATTGCAGGGCGGCCACGCGAAACTGACGCCGAACTGCGTGAACGCACGCTTGATGCAGCGGCCATCGGCGGTGCCGCCACGCCAGGTGCGATTCAATCAGCCCTGCTCGAACTGGATGGGGTGCGGTCGGTCAGCATCTTCTCAAATCCGACGAACAGTACAGGCCCAAACGGACTGCCACCATTCTCAAATGAAGTCATCGTCTCGGGTGGCGACCAGACAGCGATTGCTCGCACGCTCCGTGATACAGTCTCCGTCACTGAACTGTTCCGCCTGCAAGGTGGCATTGTCGGTAACGGCGTAACCGTTGATACGCTTGTGCAACCACTCGACCGAACCGTGTCAGTGTCCTTCGCACGGCCCACGCAACTCACACTCAGCATCGAGGCAGGCGTCGTGACGACCGACAATTACATTGGTGAAACGGCTATCGCAAACCGCCTTGTTGACTACGTGGGTGGAACGGAAGCGAATGGAGCCAGCGAAAGTGGCCTCGGCGCAGGTGAAGATGTACTCGCCGCACGGCTGCGTGACATTATCGTGGGACCTGACACGGGCGTGCAAGGTATTGACCCTGACACACCACTGACTGTCGACCTGACAGGTGATGGCACAAATGACTTGACACAACGTCCGTCCGATGGTCTCCATGCAATCAGTGTTGATGAGAGCGAGCAGGCCATTCTCGATGCAGCCGATGTGACACTCACCGAGGTGTGATACCACGATGACTGATAACACAACAGCCCTGCAAGCAAACAATCCGAATGCACCACTCCGCTTCGACGAGGATGCACGCTTGGAAGCACTCATCTCGGCGCTTGCATCCACACTGGATGCACACGACAGCCGTGCCGAGACGGCGACAGACAACCTGTTCATCAACACGGCACGCGGGGATGCACTGGACCTTCGTGGTGAAGCAATCGGCGTGCAACGGCGTACAGGCGAGTCTGATGCCGCCTATCGCACACGGGTGCAAGCGGCCTACGCAGTCGCCCTCTCAGATAGCACAATCGGTGACTTCGCACGGATTGTCAGACTCGTCCTCGACATTGACGCATCCGAGATCGACTTGGCAGGCATCAATGGCAAACCCGCAGTGACGCTCACTATCGACCGTGGCGCACTTGCAAACACACCGCTGACGGATAGCGAGATACTGAACGCACTCGAAGCTGCCATCCCGAGTGGGCACGCAATCGAACTGGACACGACAGGCACGCTCGAACTGGACGGGCCGAACTACGTGCCGAGTGACAACAGCGGCTTGAGCGGTCCCAACACAGTTGGGGGCACACTCGGTGGCACCAAGCAAGCATAACAACACACATACATGGCTTACAACGACGACCTCCCCACATGGGGTGCGACAGGCAGCAAGCCGTCTGACGGCACGTCGCGCAGTCCTGGTGACAATATCGACGCCAGTGAATACAACTATCTGTGGTATATCCTAAACGAGACGTTTGGCGACATAGACACAGATGTGAGCAATATCGAAACGGGCGGTGTTGCTGACGACCCGCACGGCAATGAGGCACACAGTCCGAACTTTCTCGCACAAACGGACTACGACCCCGCAGGCGATATTGACTTTAGTCAACTGTTGGTGAACAACCCACACGACAATAGCGCCCACAGCGAGACATACCTCACAGATACCTACGACCCGAGCACTGACCTCAACTTCCCCACTTCACTGGATGCTGGCAGGTCGCCCGTGTCACGGCCATTCAGCGTGACCTGGACACTTGGCGTGCTCGGGAAGGCGGTGTCAAATGAGATGATATGCAGACTCGTGCCACCATTGCCACTGACTGTCACATCGGTCACGCGGTGAATCTCACTGCGAGTGTTTGGTGCGAAGGCTTCAT